TCAAAAGCTGCTAATCGTAGAAAATCATACTGCGCTAGATCACTAGGACAATTAAAAAGGTCATCAGCAAAAACTCGTAACGATCCTAACTCACGAATAAGACAGGCACGGAGAAGATGGAAATGTTAAATGAGTCCCGAAACAGTAATTTATAAATTACAAAGAGCATTAGATGCTCAACTAACAAACCTAACTAATGTTGTAACGACCGGTGTTGACAGCATGGAAAATTACAAGTATATATTAGGACAAATTAATGCACTAGAATTAGTGCGTCAGGAACTTTCTAGCCTGCTTAACTCGGAGGAGAAAAATGAAGGAACAGTCATCGACATTGGGGAACACAAACCCAAAAATAGTACTACCGAATAAAGATTTAGTAGGTGTAAAAAAATCAGAACCTAAAAAAGAAGTTACAGAAGAAAAAGCAAAATTACCAAAACCAACTGGTTGGAGAATGCTTGTTTTACCATTTAGAATGGATGAAAAAACAAAAGGCGGAATCTTACTAGGCAATGAAACTATAGACCGACAACAAGTGGCATCACAATGCGGAAACGTACTTGCAATGGGTCCACAATGTTACACAGATAAAGAGAGATATCCTGAAGGTCCATGGTGCAAGGTTGGTGATTGGGTGGTTTTTGCTCGTTATGCAGGATCACGAATAGAAATTGACGGTGGAGAAGTACGTCTTTTAAATGAAGACGAAGTGTTAGCAACCGTAGAAGATCCAACAGATATTCTACACAAATATTAACATAGGAAGGAAACTATGCCAGAAGCAAATAAAATAAAAAAAGATGAAGTTATGGTAGATTTAGATACTTCCGGTCCAGATACCGAAGTTAATTTACCAGAAGAAGAAACGAAAGAAGTTGCAGAAAACACGGAACAAGAAACAGTAAAAGAAGAAACAACAGAACCAGTAAAAGAAGAAACAAAGGAAGATGAAAAATTAGAAGATTATAGTAAAGGTGTTCAAGCTCGTATTGCAAAACTTACTCGTAAAATGAGAGAAGCAGAACGAAGAGAACAAGCTGCTGTAGAATATGCACAAGCGGTAGAAAAGAAAAGACAAGTAGATCAAGAAAGATTTCAAAAAGTTGATTCTGATTATACAAAAAAATTTGAAGACAATGTAAAAATCGGTATGGAGTCAGCGCAAAAAGAACTTGCAATGGCTATAGAAGCTGGTGATGCAACGGCTCAAGTTGAAGCTAATAAAAGAATTGCTGCGCTTGCATTTGAAAATGCAAAGTTAGAGCAAAGAAAACAAGAAACACCAGTTGCACAACCAACGCAACTAGCGGATGGTGGTAGATTACCTCCTCAACCAACACCACAAGATTTACCTGCACCTGATCCTCAAGCAGAGGCATGGGCAGCTAAAAATACTTGGTTTGGACAAGATAGAGCAATGACATACACTGCATTTGAGATACATAAAGATCTTGTAAATGAAGGGTTTGATCCTCAATCTAACGAGTATTATGCAGAAGTTGATAAGAGAATTAAGATTGACTTTCCACATAAATTTGGTAATACTGAAACAAAGCAAACGGCCAAGCCCGTTCAGTCGGTCGCTTCAGCTAATAGAAGCGTAAAATCTGGTCGCAAAACTGTGAGACTCACATCTTCACAGGTAGCAATAGCTAAAAAATTAGGTGTGCCACTAGAAGAGTATGCAAAACAAATAAAACTCACGGAAGGAGCATAAGCATATGAAAAAAGAACAAGAAAAAAAAGTAACTTCTCGTGCGAGCCAAACTCGGTCAAAGACTGAAAGACCAAAAGAGTGGGCTCCTCCATCTTCTCTAGATGCACCAACTGCGCCGGATGGATTCCGCCACAGATGGATACGGGCAGAGAGTTTAGGATTTCAAGATTCTAAAAATATCTCTGGTAGATTAAGATCTGGTTATGAATTAGTGAGAGCTGATGAATATAAAGATGCTGATTATCCTGTAGTCACTGATGGTAAATACGCAGGAGTGATTGGAGTCGGTGGCCTTGTACTCGCAAGGGTGCCCGAAGAAATCGCGAAGTCAAGAACTGAATACTTTAAGCGTCAAGCGCAAGGTCAGGATGAAGCTGTAGAAAACGATTTAATGAGGGAAGAGCATAAGAGTATGCCTATCAATGTTGAAAGGCAGTCTCGCACAACCTTCGGTGGCAAAAAGTAATTTTACTTAAACCAACGAATTAAATTAAACCGAACTGGAGGCCCCTAGGGGCAGGTTCATAAGGAGATAAAACTATGGCTAATAGACAAACAGCAGGATATGGTTTTAGATCAGCTGGTACTTTAGGTAATACACCTGCGGTACAAGGTTTATCTAAATACTTTATCGATGCTGCTGTAGACATTGATTTGTTCTACGGCAGTGCAGTATCAGTTACAGCGGGTTATGTTGTAACAGCTGAAGATTCAGCAACATCTGAATCTATTGGTGTTTTATATGGTATCTTTTATGAGGATGCGTCGACGTTGAAACCAACGTTCAACAATCATTATAATGGTGC